ACACCTCCATCGATCTTAATGAATCGAGGAACTAATATACCCGGAGCTAACTGATAAGGGATAATTGTAGCCCATGCTAGTTCGGTTTTCTGTTCACCCTTTGCGTAATAGCTGCCCTGAATGAATGAATAGTCACCATATTGCTCTTCCCACTTTTGGAAATACTTATCGTTGTCATAATCTGTTACAGTCTTAAATTGCCAAGTTAGCTTCTTAGCATAATCGTTAGCGGTAGGTTTAGTTTTTATTGTCTTACTATGGTCAACTAGCTCTGTTATATCTGTGAATTGTGTTGTTTGTAAGTAGTAATTTATTAATGGCTCTATTCTGACTGAGTTATTTGAATCAATCTCACCTACATATAGGTTAAATTGTCGGATGCATGAAAGAAGAAATTCATCGCATCGCATCGCAGGGACAAATAGAGATAAATCTACTGTGTCACCGTCGCTTATCATTGTATCAATACAAGTTAAATCAATAGTGAAATCAGTATTCGTTGTTAAATCCATGCTCACAGAATCAATCTCCTGAGCGCCAAAAGCTATAACACTACCTGATACTAATCTAAATGTGATTACATCACCACTTTGGCAGTTCATATTAAATGAATTGTCAGTATTATAGTTGAATAATCCCGTGTCTGTTGTAGACCATTCACTTGCAGTTCTTACAGATTGAATAAAAACACCATTTTTATATACCCTAATTTGTGGATTCTGAACTTGCTCAAAGGTGAATCCTCCATAGTTGACAACATAATCTAGAATCCCTGTAATAGTTAGGTTATAAGCGCCACTCTCAGCAATCGTTATAGTCCCATCACTCCATTGACCTAGTGTATCCTCTGTCATTGTGTAAGTGAAGGTATCATTATCGAACAAGTTTAATAGTAAAAACTGATTAAACGTAGTAGGTGTAACAACTGAGTTAATATAACTGATTGATCCTGTATATACTCCATCATCCAAGTTAACCAAGCGCTGATTCAATACAGATGGAGGAACGCTTTTAATATCACCACCACCAAATCCGAAGAGGATATTCTTAAAGGTTGAGCTTTCTAAAAAGTTACTTTCCCAAGTTAGCCCTATATAATCAAAACATTTCTGTAAGCATTCGTAAAGATAAACATACGGCACAAAATCAATAGTTCTAAATATCAAGTTACCCGGTCTGCCTAGACCTCTTTCAATCAATGGATAATAATATCCTGTTCCCGCTGTTGTAAGCCACGAAGCCTTAATATTTGTTCGTGTCAATGCATGGTTATAATCTGACCAATCAAGCTCATTCAAGCTAACCTGAGTAAGAAGCTGAAATATATCAGCGTTATCAGATAGGATAGTGACATTATATTTTACAATACCGTTAACAGATGAAACCTCGTTTAGCTTCATTATTCCATCCAATACCTGAACCCCTCTTTTAAATAATCTTATAGGCGCTTTAGCTGTTGCATCAAAGTTCACAGCATTATCCGTAGATGTCATTGAAAAGACACCCTGAAAGAATGCATTGTTGTTCATCGTATCAGGTAAATCTACCTGCTTACTGAATGATTGCTTTCGCTTTGTAGGGTCTTTTATATCTGAGATGGAGAAAGATATCGGAACAGGGATTGATTCAAACAAATCAAGCGAAAATCCATCATATGTTTTTAATTCATCTGTCATAAAGATAGCCCGTTATTGTTATTCACTATCTGTAAATCAACTGCCTCAGTCACTTCCTCTTCATATCTCTGTTGAGCAAAGGTGAATTGATTGGAGTTTAACTTAACATTGAATACATCTGTACCTAAATATAAGAAATGTCTAGGTGATTTATACAAGGTTGTAAGGAAATGCTGCTGATCTTCAGTGATCCAATCCGTATAGATTGTCATCTTATCAATCTGCTGAGTTCCTACTCTGATATTACCTGAATCATTTAAGTTATAAAGGTAATCTGTGCCATCCCATTGACCGAACTTCTTTGAATAGGTTCTTTCAGTTATATCTCCAGACTTAACAAGGTTATGCGCAAAGATAAAGCTATCCCAACTCCCGAACTCATTTATCCATTGAAGAGTTGATGGATAATCTGAACAATCCTTATCATATAAGTAAACGGTGAAAATCGCATTCTCTAAAGTTATAACAATCCATTCAGCTGCTTGGATATCAACTGGATCAAACTCAGCTTGTGCCTCAAGTAAAGCATCACTTATATTAATCTGAGCTATCTTATAAGTCTTTGTATCTGTAAAGGTATCAATAACCCCTGTTGAATCATATAGTTCAATAGTTAAATCACCAGCAATGCCGCCTTGAATACCTTGTAAGATGAATGGAGCATTTCTTTCCTTATATACTTTGAATGATGTCTGCAAGTCATGTAATGGAGTCATGAACTTTGCGCCTAATGTAGTCACAATGTAATCACTTGCTGAAGTCTGATAGTCAATAAATCCTCTATCAGATAGGCAACCTTTAATTACAGGAATCTCAGCGCTTGTTAATGTGGCCTGATTAGTCGGAGGAGTTCCGTAATTCTCAGTTACATTGATCTTAATATTGCCTGATATACCAGCCTCTGAATAAAGTGAATTATTTATTACAGGCTTGTTCAATAGGTTCTTAATAATTGGGCTAATATCAATGTGGCCGGATGTACCACTTTCAGGAAATACCCTATCCTCAGATACAACGACATTATTGTAGTAAGTCTTTACGACAAAGGTGAAGTTAGCCTGTGCCGTTTGTGTAGACGAAAATACAAAAGTAAGCGGATTATCACTTAAAGAATAATCACCCGGAAATTGTGTGATACTTACTGCCATTATTTGTAAGGTTCAATTATTTTAACTGTTATTGCTCTACCTATTAGAGTGCTTATAGGTTCACTAAGTGCATCAAATAATTTTTCATTTACTACATCTGTATAGAATGGCCTCTTTTCCTGACCTTTCTTTTTGATATTCTTCATTATAGCCCATGCAAAGGAATCATAAGTTCCAAACTGCTCAGGTAAAGTGATGCCTTTATTCCTTACCCAATCCATAATGCTGACATGAAAGGATCTATCCTGTGGAGGCTGCTGTCCCCAAGAAGGCGCACCCCTACTTACTTCAGTACCGTTAACCCCTTCATTGATAAACTTCCAATAAAATGGCGCTGTAATATGTACAGATAAAACATCTCCCTCTAGATATGCTGCATCCGTTGGTTTAATACTCTGCATCAAGTTACCACTTGCCATGACATCGTAATCGGCCAACCTCTGAACAAGCTGATCGGTTACATCCTGAATCAAATCCTGAAGCAATGTAGCCAATGGCGAACTGGGATCACCCTCAAGGATATCCTTCGCTGTTCCTAAATTGGAAACCATTGCTATTACTTCTGCCTCTGTCAATTGAAATTAATTTGATTGGATGCTATAACGTGATGATTCATGAAGATGTCATGATCTACTTCCTCAACAGTTAGGTAGTCAGGGTCATCATTATAATACATTATATAAGAACTATTTGAAGCGGATATCTGAACAGCACATATCTTTCCCAATGCTTCCATGTTTTTGCCTATGTTAATGATGTAGAATCTCATCTTCTCTTCTTTATTTGTGTGAGTTCCTTTTTAGTCTTATGTGTAATGAATTTAACCCTGTGACTGAACGCATAAATGTTTAGCTTCATTGCTTTGTTCCAATCCCCTCCGTAGTATTCTTTAGCAATGAGGTCGAAGGTTTCTTCCCACGCAAACCTATTTGGTTTAACATCTTTGTTGTCCTTTCCATCGTCTTTCTTTTTACCATTGATAGCCTCATCGATTGCTCTATTTTTCGCAAAAAAAAAGCAGACGCTTCCAAAAATACTTGCAATGGCATATGGTCACCGATATCATTATACCTTGCCTTGATTGGATTCAATAAGTTGTCATTCTCATCAACATCACCATAGATGCAACCCTTTGGAAAGTAGAACATACAAGCTAACTGTACAGCATCTCTGTTGATATCCATCTTTGAGAAGTCAGCGTGCCAGCCTACTCCAACCTTCTCCGGGTTGATAAGCTCGTATTCCTTACCGTTTAACGTTATCTCTTTTGGAGGATTGCCTACATGAATATCAGCGTATAGATCAATGATGTGATTCGACATCTGAATGATGTTCTTTGCATCGAATGTATATGCTTTCTTTCTCGATATGTTTAAAAAGTCAGCTACAAAGTCAGCCCTATCTATTGGAGTAATCAATCTTTCAAGGTCAACATTAACCATGTGGTTGAAATGTCTAATCCTTAAATCAACTGCTTTCTTTGGTAGTTTGTATTCCATATCACTAAACCGATTTAGTAGTTATTATATTATTATTATTATTATTAATAAAGATAGCTATAAACTTGCAAAGTATCTACCTCTCATTGCTAAATGCTTACGGGCTTGATTGTATAGAGCCATACTCATAACGCAGTCATCATGGATGCCTTCAGGAGCTGAATACTTAACGTGTCTAGTTTTGGGATCAAACACATAGGTGAACGCTTCAAGCTCATCGAGTAGGTATTC